AACGGAGCAACCTGGATTTGTGGATACTGATGATTCCTATAATAAGAGTTACTTAGTTGACCCAGATATTGCGTTACCCAAATACTATGACTGGCTCATTCAGTTTATTGGCCAGACACGTTCGTATTCAACAATCTCCTCAAACAAAGCGGCCGACTATAGGGCAACCATAAAAGTTAGATGTGCCACTACGGCAGATATAACCATTGCAACAGCACTTAATGGTGGCGATTCTATTGATGGAGTAACACTTGCTGCCGGTGACCGAGTATTGGTGAAGAATCAGACAACCGCTAGCCAAAACGGTATTTATATTGTCTCCGACTCACCCGCACGATGGGATGGAATGCCCGCGTCATCGGCGAACATTTCCTCCATATCGCCAGCAACACCATCTCTAGGATTTAGTCAAGTCACAACTAGTGCGGCACATGGTTTTTCTGCCGGGGAAGCAGTTGTCATTGCTGGCGTTACGCCCTCTGGTCATAATGGCGAATATAGGATTTATTCAGTTCCAACATCTACGACGTTTGTTGTTGAGTCTATGGAGGTAGCCTCGGCAACTTTGTCATCTGCAACCGCAAAACGAGCAGTTGACATAGACACCACGGATTTGATTTTTGTTCGTGAAGGAACCATCAACAAGATGACGATGTGGTCGCCATCCGGTGCAAATTGGCCAATTATCGGAACAGACTCAATTGCATTTTCGGTAAAACAAGTTGCAGCAATAACTGCAACTACCAGCAATATAACCATTGCCAGTGGACTCAATAGTGGCGATACAATTGATGGCGTCGTTCTTTCAAATAATGATTATGTTTTGGTAAAAAACCAGACAACTGCTAGCGAGAATGGTCTATATAAAGTTGCAGCCACTCCAGTAAGGGCGGAGAACATGGCGTCCGCCCTTTCTTTGTCTACTGGCTTCAGGGCGTATGTATGGGGTGCTGGAACGACAAATACAGAGACAATGTTCACTCTTGACGAAGACGGAATCGTGGGCACCGATGCACTTGAGTTTACTGCTACAGAAAAACCATTTGCCTGGGACGACGAAGACGATTTCAAGAAGTGGCAACTTTTGAATAAATACTTCGGCTACAAGGCTGGCTCTCTTGAGTCCATTGAAGAGACGGTCAAGGGGTATTTGATTGGCGAGAAACAGGTGCTTATTGTCCTAGACCCACCGTTTGAATTTATTGTTTACACACTACGAGATGAGACACCGGGGATTTACTATACTTCCAGTGCAATTACAACATCTGAAGTAATAACAAATGCTCTATCAATAATTAAGCCAATGGGTTTTGATGTCACGCATGAGGCACTTAGTGCGTTTGATACATTTATCATTGGAACAAGTATAATTGGCACAGGACGACTGGGGTAAATATGCCATTAAGTGGATATAAGGATTTCCAAACAGGAAACGTATTATCTGAGGGAGATATTGACGCTTACCTCATGCAGGGTGTTTTGGTTTTTGCTGATGCGAGCGCCAGAAACACTGCTCTTGGTACCACCAATAACGCTGGTGGGCTTTTTGCTGGTCGTGCCGTCTACTTAACTACACCCAACACGTTCCAGGTATGGAATGGTTCTGCATGGGTAAACGTGGCTACTGAAACGTATGTAACAAATGCCGTTGCCGCTATTCGCGACCCACTCATCCGGCTCTATATGGAGGCCGGACTGAGCATGATGTAATAAAATTTGAACACTGGAGGCAAATATGTCAATTAAATTCATTAAAGACACAGTAGAGCGTGCAGTTGCGGCATTTATTGCTGCATATCTTGGAGTATGGGTTGAGGCAGGTTCAGACTTTGATGCCTTGGCTAATGCTGAAAACCTGAAGGTTGGCGCGGTGGCCGCAGTCGCTATTGTTGCTGCTGCTTTCGGACTCAAGAAGGTCGGCCCCAATAAGGATTCTGGCTCTATCCTCTGATACTCCTATCAGCAGATACTTCCCTCATCTACAATGTTGTAGGCATTAGAGGAGAGTGAACCCATGCTTGCAGGAATTTATAACATAACTTGCCAACAGGGCTCCACTTTTGTACGTGTTATCCGCATCGAATATCCTGATGCGATAGACCCCACAATTTTTCATCCCTTTGATTTGGATGGTTATTCTGCCCGTATGCAGGTCCGACGCACAATTTCATCGGCAACACCAATGATTAGTTTAGATACTGATGATAATGGTATCGAAATTACATCAGCAGCAGATGGCGAAATCACTATCACGATGACCGACGCCCAGACGGCTGCACTTACGACCGATGGTGTTTATGACCTTGAAATAATTAGCGATAGCGATTTTGTGACTCGTATTCTGCAGGGGGAATTTAGGCTTTCGCTTGAGGTAACGCGGTGAGTGCTACAAACAACATACCCAATAATGTAATCATTAATCAAGAGGGTGACACCGTTGTCTATGTGACTCAGGATGTTCCCAATAATGTCCAGATTCATGAAGATACGCCCAATAGGGTTACCGTCAATGCCGACGAGCCAAACAGAATTGTCCTGGCACTTGGCGGCAGTATTGCCACGGCAAACCTGACAAGGCGACATACCCATACTCAGACAACAGCATCTACGACCTGGACCATTACTCATAGTCTTGGGGGAAAGCCACAGGTAACCGTTGTGGATACTGGGGACAATGTTGTCCATGGTGATGTACAATATCTATCAACTACGCAAATTGTTTGTTCATTTAGTGCGGCTTTTGCTGGATATGCCTATCTGACGTAAAGGATTAAATATGGCACAAAACTTCTTGACTAGTATTGACCTCAATGGCAATCAACTCATTGATGGATACCTCATCCGTGCCATTGTTGAAAATCTTGCTACCGGAACACCCTCATCTGCCGCCGATGGTCAACTTTACTATGACACCAGCACCGATACCCTTTACTTGCGTGCCAATGGGTCCTGGGTCTCCCTCGTTAGAGGAGCATCATCTTCCACAAATGCCATCAACGTTTCGGTCAACAGTGCTGGTCAAATTGAGATTTCTGCCGACAACGTAGTCAGTAATGGCGATGCCGGTTTGATGACTGGCACTGACAAGAAGAAACTTGATGATGCAACTGCAACAAGCGGTAATTCGACCCTTGTTATGCGTGACTCTAATGGTCGCTTTCAGGCAGTAGCACCATCTGCTGACCTTGATGTCGCCAACAAGGCTTATGTTGATGGCGCGCGCTCTGGCCTTGATGTAAAGGCATCAGTAAAACTTGCCACCAATGCGTCACTCCCCTCATATACCCACCTATCTGGAGTTTTGACGGCTTCGGCAAACGCAGCACTCACCCTTGACGGAACTACCCTTTCGCGTGGTACTGATGAAGGTATCCGAGTCCTCGTTAAAAATGAAACATCCGGCAATGCCCCTTACAACGGTATCTATACCGTAACGGATGCCGGTAACGGCTCCAACCCATGGGTATTGACCCGCGCAACTGATGCCGACTCCAATACCGAGGTCACGCCAGGAATTTTCACATTCGTTGAGCAAGGAACAAACTGGGCAGACACTGGCTGGGTTCTTTCAACCGATGGAGCAATCACCCTCGGGTCAACCTCGCTTACTTGGGTTCAGTTCTCTGCCGCTGGCCAAATCGTTGCTGGTGATGGTCTCACCAAGGATGGTAATACACTCAATGTTGGTGGAACGACCGACCGTATTACTGTCAGTGCAAACGCCGTGGACATTGCCAGCACGTACGCTGGTCAAAACACAATCACCACCCTTGGAACGATTACGACCGGTGAATGGAACGGTACAGATATTGCCGTTGCTTCCGGTGGTACGGGCTCTTCTACTGCTTCAGGAGCCCGTACGAATCTTGCTGAGACAACTTCTGGCGGTCTTACCACAAGCACCCCAGTATTGGCTCGTATTGCAGCACAGAACTGCGCTAATGCTACGACCACAACGGTCACGCACAACTTCGGCACAAATGATGTAACTGTTCAGATTTATGACCTTGCAACAAAAGACACCGTCTATGCAGATGTTGTTCGTACCAGCACCAACGTGGTAACGGTAACGTTTGCTACTGCACCTGATGCTGATGCATATAGGATTGTTGTTACTGGTTAGTATTTAATTGACCTTGAGGGGTCAGTCACAATCGATGTCTTCCAGAGGGTTGAGGCTCTATGGCGTTTAAAATCTTTAACCTTATTCGTGCACGCTTCTTTAGCGCTGCAAGCGATACGGCTATGGAGATTGGACCCGTAGGCGAAGACCAACCTCGTTTTACACTTGATGCTGGTGGAAAGTTATCCTGGGGCGCTGGTGGACCAACTGCTGTAGATACCAATCTCTACCGTGATTCGGCGAATACGCTCAAAACCGATGACACCTTTAAAGTTCCTGCTCTTTACGTTGACAGCATTGAGGTAGATACGACGGGTGCATCAAATGGGCATTCGCTAGTCTTCAACGGCACAAAGTTTACTCCAGCATTCGCCATAAACAGTGCTCATGAATCGGTTCATGCAGCAACTAACGCTATTCTTCCTAACTCTCCGGCATACACGGCAGGAAGCGCAGACAGCAATGGGGGCTATGGGGTTGGTGCATACCTACAAGCCACTTCATTTGGCGCCCTAACAGTTGACTCACATTCATTGAATGCCAACGAAAGAGTCTTAGTCAAAGACCAATTAAATGCCATCCATAACGGCATCTACACAGTTACAACTGTTGGTAGCGACTCTACATACTGGAGACTCACTCGTGCTTTAGACTTTGACAACTCCACTGGTGCAGAGGCCTCGCACGGCGACTTTGTTTTTGTATCTCAGGGTACGGCAAATTCGGGCACTTCATGGCTTATGACCACCTATGGAACTGGCACTAATGAGTCCATCATCATAGGTGCCGATGAGATGTACTGGGTAAATGTTGGTGGTGTTGGTCCACAGGGTCCACAGGGTCCACAGGGTGTTGGTGGAACTATTGCATACTACGGCTCGTTCTACTCAACTTCTGACCAAACGGCTACAACTGGTGGAGAAGCAGTCCGCTTTGATTCAATAAATGTAAATAATGGAATAACAGTTGTTACAAATGGAACGTATTTAACACGGATTACAATCCCAGCAACCGGAACATATATTATTGACTTTGCAGGTCAGTTATCGACAACTGGTGGTGCAACTCAAGCAAACTTTTGGCTTGTAAAAAATGGGACAACTGCTGTATCAACTGCGTTTGACTCTAGTGCTAGTGGAGTAGACCCAACCCTCACCAACTGGGCATGGCAAGTAGACGCAACTGCCAACGATTATTACGAAATCTTCTGGAACTCCAACAGCCTGCTGCTGCAGGAGCATTTGTCCGTGTTTCCCAAATAACTTATACGCAGGCTGGTCCGCAGGGCGCACAAGGTGCTACTGGTCCACAGGGAGCAACAGGCGCACAGGGTGCAACTGGCCCACAGGGCCCACAGGGTGCTACTGGAGCGCAGGGCGCGCAGGGCGCGACTGGCACACAAGGTCCCCAAGGCGCAACGGGTCCACAGGGGGATATTGGACCACAAGGGCCGCAAGGCGATACGGGCCCACAGGGAGTTCAGGGTGCTCAAGGTGCAACCGGAGCACAGGGAAGCCAGGGTGCAACAGGTTCGCAAGGCCCACAAGGAGATATCGGTCCCCAGGGTGCGCAAGGCGCTACTGGGGCACAAGGGGCCACGGGTTCACAAGGTCCACAGGGCGAAACAGGCCCGCAAGGTGCGCAAGGTTCCGTTGGCCCACAGGGTCCGCAAGGAGCACAAGGCGCAACTGGCGCTCAGGGCTCACAAGGAGATATTGGTCCACAAGGAGCACAGGGCGCAACCGGCCCTCAGGGTGCAACTGGCGCACAAGGACCACAAGGAGATGTTGGCCCACAAGGAGCAACTGGAGCACAAGGAGCCACTGGCCCACAAGGTCCACAAGGAGCACAGGGTGATACCGGCGCACAAGGTCCCCAAGGCGCAACGGGTCCACAGGGGGCGACGGGAGCCCAAGGACCACAGGGAGATACTGGCCCCCAAGGCGCAGAAGGAAACTTCGGCGGCATCACGCTTGATTACACCCAGATTTTGCCCTGTTCACTATTTCTTCAATAACGGAACAAACTGGGTACTTTACTGTTTACTGCTCGTATGTATCTGGGTCGGCATCATCGTTCTCGGATAACGAGGATGTAATCATCACCTTTGCACGTACTGGCGACGTCGGAGCACAGGGCGCACAAGGCCCACAAGGAGCACAGGGTGCAACAGGACCCCAGGGTGACGTTGGTTCACAAGGACCCCAAGGTGCTACGGGGGCGCAGGGTCCCCAGGGTGCCACTGGCCCACAGGGCCCACAGGGGGACGTAGGAGCGCAAGGGGCACAGGGTCCTCAGGGGGCGCAGGGTAATGTTGGAGCACAGGGCGCACAGGGACCACAGGGGGACGTTGGTCCGCAGGGTCCGCAGGGGACTCAGGGTGCTACTGGTGCTCAGGGTTCACAAGGTGCTATTGGCCCACAGGGACCGCAGGGTTCTACTGGAGCACAAGGGAGTCAAGGTGCCACAGGACCACAGGGTTCTCAGGGTGATGTCGGAGCACAGGGCGCACAGGGCGCACAGGGCGCACAGGGTCCGCAGGGAGCAAATGCTCTATGGAATTTTACTGGGGCGTACAATATTGGTGCCTCCTATGCCATTGGCGATGTTGCTACATATGACGGCGAGACTTGGTATCGCATCAATGCGAATGGCGGCAATACTGGCGACACGCCCGTAGAGGGAACATTCTGGACACTAATTGCTGCCGAGGGCGCTCAGGGACCGCAGGGAGCACAAGGAAGCCAAGGCCCTCAAGGAAATGTTGGCCCACAGGGTTCACAAGGTGCTACTGGCGCCCAGGGTGCCCAAGGCGCCACTGGACCACAAGGGGACATAGGTCCGCAAGGTCCGACCGGCCCGCAGGGCGCAACAGGTGCGCAGGGTGCAACCGGACCCCAGGGGCCACAGGGAGATACTGGTCCACAGGGAGCCACTGGTGCGCAAGGTGCTACTGGTGCTCAAGGGGCTACTGGCCCACAAGGAGACACAGGACCACAGGGTCCACAAGGGGCAACTGGCTCGCAAGGAGCAACTGGTTCTCAGGGTCCACAAGGAGATGTTGGCCCACAGGGCGCACAGGGGTCGCAAGGCCCACAAGGAGATATCGGTCCCCAGGGTGCTACGGGAGCGCAGGGCGCAACTGGTTCTCAGGGCCCACAAGGCACTCAGGGTGCAACTGGCCCACAGGGAGCAACTGGTGCACAGGGTCCGCAAGGTAGTCAGGGAGCGCAAGGTGCTCAGGGTGCTCAGGGCAACTTTGGTGGCGTCACACTCAACTACTACTACAGCACCAATACATCACACACCGACCCCGGAAGCACGTATCTTAAATTTAATAATACTGATTTGTCTCTTGTCTCCGAAATGCTCATTGACGATGAAGACATAACTGCTTCCGATATTCAGTCATTCCTGAGAACGATTGATGATTCAACGAGCACAATAAAAGGCCACTTCCGAATCTCAAAGAAAACTGATTCCACTGATTTTGCACTTTTCACAATTTCTGCAGTTACTGAAGAGAGTGGTTATTTTGATGTTGACTGCGCCTACGTTTCTGGTTCGGTTACTTCATTTTCAAATAATGAAGATGTATTAATTACGTTCGCACGAACTGGAGATGTTGGTGCGCAAGGCGCCACGGGGGCACAGGGTGCCACTGGCTCACAGGGTCCACAGGGGCCGCAAGGCGATACCGGTTCTCAGGGTGCAACTGGACCCCAGGGGACGCAGGGAGCACAAGGTGCTGTCGGCCCACAGGGCGCAACTGGCCCACAGGGTCCTCAGGGCGATACTGGTCCGCAGGGAGCAACTGGTCCGCAGGGCGCAACTGGTCCACAAGGTGCTACTGGCCCACAGGGTGCTCAGGGGGCACAGGGAGCGCAGGGTGCTACGGGCCCTGTTGCTGGTTCGGCAAACCAAGTTGTATACAAAGATGGCTCGAATAACCCCACTGGAAGTTCCTCATTCACATATAACGGAACAGACTTGTCAGTTGGTGGAAAGATTCAATCAACAGCATCTTCAGGTGATGAGGGTGGAGAATTCTTCCTAAATAAAGCAGTTACAAACACCACCCTTAATGGTGGAGTAACTATTGATGTTTACCAAAACAGACTACGGTTTTTTGAACAAGGCGGAACAGCGCGGGGTTTTTATTTAGACATAACTACAGGCGATGGTGGTGCAAGCAGAAACCTTCTTGATGGCGTACAGGGTCCGCAGGGTGCGCAGGGAGCGACTGGTGCGACTGGAGCCCAAGGCGCACAGGGCGCTACTGGCCCACAGGGAAGCACTGGACCACAGGGCCCACAGGGCGCTACCGGTTCTCAGGGACCACAGGGGGCTACCGGTCCTCAGGGAGCCCAGGGCCCTTCGGGTCCAACTGGCTCAATAGATGACCTATCGGACGTGGCCTTGGCAAGTCCGGTAACTGGCGACTTCCTTAAGTACAACGCTGGCTCATGGGTTAATGACCCCATCAATCTCGGAACAGACACCGTTGGAAATTATGTTTCGGATGTTACGGCCAGTACTGGAATCACCGTTTCGCATACTCCGGGTGAAGGCTCAAACGCGACAATATCTCTTGCTAATACAAGCATTTCGCTGAACGGAACATCGATTTCACTAACGAGCGCCAGCGGACAGACCGTAACTGCTGCCGCAGGAACGCTAACTGGAACATCACTGAATTCGTCTGTTGTCTCATCAAGTTTGACGTCCGTTGGGATAATTACGTCTGGTCAGTGGAGCGGAACTGCAATTGCCGTTGCGCATGGTGGCACTGGTGCGACTGATGCTGAAACTGCACGTGGAAATCTTGGTCTTGCCATTGGCACAAATGTTCAAGCATACGATGCCGAACTAGCAGCACTAGCGGGATTGAATTCGGGCGCAGACCTTATTCCGTACTTCACTGGAAGTGCTACTGCCGCATTGACTTCATTTACGTCTTTTGCTCGCACATTAGTTGATGATGCAGACGCATCCGCTGCCCGAACAACACTTGGTCTCGCTATTGGCACAAATGTTCAGGCGTACGACCCAGACCTTTCGGCAATCGCTGCCCTCGCAGGAACATCGGGTTTCTTAAAAACAGATGGTGCTGGTACATGGACAGTAGATACAGCAACATACTTAACTTCTTCTACTGGAGTAACGACAGTTAATGGTTCCAGCGGTGCTATTTCGAACGTTGCACTTACAACTGGTCATCTTGGTCAGTTTGCTGCGACAAGTTCATCCGACCTTGCTGGTGTTATTTCTGATGAAACTGGCTCTGGGGCGCTTGTATTTGGCACATCGCCATCAATCACGACAAGCCTGACAACTGGAAGCACGTCGTTTGACTTGCTTAATACAACTGCTACTACTATCAACTTTGGTGGAGCGGCAACTTCCCTGAATATTGGCAACTCATCAGGAACTGTAACAATTGCTGGAGACTTGACTGTCAATGGAACCACCACAACCATCAATTCAACAACACTGAGCGTTGATGATAAAAACATCGTTCTCGGCGCGGACAATACGCTTGACACAGCAGCAGATGGCGGAGGTATAACTCTCAAGGGTGCGTCAGATAAGACATTTAACTGGGTTGACGCAACAGATGCCTGGACTTCCTCTGAGCATCTCAACCTTGCATCAGGGAAAGCGTATTACATCAATGGAACCTCGGTTCTTAGTGGGACAACGCTTGGTTCAGGCGTTACCTCTTCAAGCCTTACATCAGTTGGAACAATCACTTCAGGAACGTGGTCTGGCTCATTCGGTGCAGTCTCGGGGGAAAACCTCACGAACCTAACTGCAGGAAACCTTTCTGGAACAATCCCTGCTGCCGTAATGGGCAACTCCTTCCAAATAACTGGAGAAAACGGTGACAATACGGTCACAACAAACAGTACCGCAACCGTTGTTGACTCCGTAACCGCTAGTGGAACTCTGGCTATTGAATACACATTGAGACTTACTCAGGGAAGCAAGAGGCGGCTCTCCAAGATTCTTGTCAATCCCAATAGTGCTGGTACGGACGTTGATTTTGTTGAATATGCCGTCATCGAAACAGGTGGAGCAATAAGCGGTGTTTCCGTAACAGCAGATTACTCGGCACCAAACTTTAGATTACTTGTTGCCGCGAGTGATGCCGCAACAACTAACGTAACAGCCAAACTTGAGAAGTTCGTAATGGTGTAATCATGGCTGTTAGTTCATTCAAAATATCAGACGACCTAAATCTGGATGGCGTTACATTTAATCTTGCTGGAGCAACATCCGGTCAGGTATTGACATACGCCTCTTCTTCTACGTCATTTACCCCAACGACAGAAAATCCTGTTGGCACAGTTGTTATGTATGCTGGAAGTTCAGTACCGTCTGGCTGGTTATTGTGTAATGGCCAACAGGTCTTGTCCTCATCGGCTCTAGGAACATTGTTAGGTACTCGTTTCAATACTGGCGGGGAGACAGTGGGCAATGTGCGAGTTCCGAATTTAGTGTCACGTATTCCAATAGGAATGACATCAAATACTGCCAACTCTTTGCAAAACTCTGCAAGTTCAACAGTTACACACAACCATTCACATACTGCTACATATGGAACAGACGGTACTTCTGTCTCATTGGCGCATTCTCACAACTCTGCGACTGATGGCGCACATTCACATTCAGTAACAAGCGATGACAAAGGAACCCATACTCATGGTGGTTCCGTTGCTGCTGGAGGGGCACATACTCACACCCATAACACCAAACTTGCCAACCCCGCCAACGCAGTAACGTCATTCGCAGATACTACACATGAGCATGGTTCAACAGCCAATGATGCAGCCCATTCACATAATGATGCCGGAAATAGTGCCAATCACACACATACCGCAACAGGAAGCACAAGCCTTTCCCATACTCATGCAATTACATCAATTTCTTCATCATCACAAAATACAAGCGTCGGCAACCATAGCCATGGAACATTTGCAGTTATGCAAGTAATGTTTATTATTAGGTCATAGCCATGCCGTCATCAAAGTTTTCCACTCCAACAACACTTACGACCCAGAGCGTTCTTATTGATACATCTGGCGTTACGGATAAACGAAACCTTGTTTATAGTTTGAGTTCTAGTAAGTTCGTTGCAACTGTTCAGGCAATACCAATTGGGATTGTAAGAATGTATGTGACTGGAACCGCGCCAAGTAATTACCTCATATGTAATGGTCAGGCGATTTCTCGTACAACATATGCAGCATTGTATTCTGTTATTGGTACGAAATATGGAGTTGGCGACAACTCAACGACATTCAATCTCCCAAACTTAATAGACTATGGATTTCCATATGGAAGTGTCGCAAATACGAGCCTTCCAACAACAATAAATATTGGCGGAACGACATTTGATGCCAGCCATACACATAATACGACAATAACTAGAACTGTTGATGCTGGCGCAAACAAGGCGCATGACCACTCTCATACAATAAGTGGCAATGAATCAGTCAACCACACTCATAATTTTGGCAATACATCTGCCAACTCCGGAGGACATAGCCATGTTGGGTCATCAAACTCAAGTGCCCATAGCCATAACTACCAAATATCAAATACTTCTGGGAGCGGAAACACTGGTGGAATTAGCGGGAATCATACGCACAACATCAATAATGCATCGGCAAGTCATAACCATAGCGTAAACGCAGCATCCGGACATACGCATGGGTCAAGTAGTGATGGAGGAACACATTCGTCCCATAACTACAGTACTACGCTTTCCAATACTACATTTAATCATTCACATACCCTGGCATCAGTTACTGGCGTATATTTCTACATAAGGTTTCAGTAATGGCTGAGTCTACCTTTAGAATTCCCTCAACAATTACGATAGATAACATCGTTCTGGATGCTTCATCTCCGCTTGATAGTGAGGTGTTCGTATTTAATGGAACATCATTTGTTGTTGATAGCGTTGTTCCAATTGGCACAATTGAGATGTGGGCTGGGCTTTCTTCGGCAATACCCTCAGGATGGCTGCTTTGTGATGGTGGCCAGTATGCAATTGGCTCCACAGGTTCTCAGTACTATGCTTTATCACAGGTAATAACAACACGATATGGTGCTTACACCAATGGAAGTGGTGGTGCTGGGAGCAGTCACTTCAGAGTGCCCGATATGAC